TGATTAGCACCCTCTCTGATTTTCCACCATCCATTTTTTTCGAGCTTTTTTATTAAGTCCTTGCGTTTCATATCCTCACCTCATGATTATATCATACACACTTAATGCGCATAAGTCAAGGCTCTTTTCAAATATTTATGCGTATTTTTTACGTGTAAAAAGGAAAGCCGGTTCAGTAATGCGTGACTTTGCAAAGTCATTTTATAAATCAAAACACTGGCAGAAATGCCGTCATGCATTTATGGAATCAAAGCATTATATTTGTGAGCGCTGCGGTCGTCCTGCAGCCGTAGCACACCATAAGACATACATAACACCGGAGAATATCAACGATCCGAACGTCACGCTGAACTGGGATAACCTTGAATGCCTTTGCAATGACTGCCATGAAAAAGAGCATCATGGAAAGCTGCCGGTCATTCAAAACGGATTGAAATTTGACAGAAAAGGAAACGTTGTCAAGGCCGGTGGCACCCCCCGTCATTGAGCTTTTATTATCGCCATTGGAGACCGTGACAGCTAACAAAAATATTCGGACAGTTTGCGCGTGACCCCCTCCCCGGTCGAAAGGAAGTGAAAACCTTGCAAAAAGATGCAGCTCGCGACAAAAGGATAAAAAAAGTTGAAAGTCAGCTTAAAAGGCTGTTAAAAAGTCAGAATTTGAACCCGGATAAATTAAAGACGGCGGATGGCGTGATTCGACGGGTTGCCTTCATGCAGGTGACACTGGAAGACCTGGAGGCCGACATCAACGAAAAAGGCACGACGGAGCTTTTCAGCCAGACGCCGGGGATCGAATACCAGCGCGAGCGGCCGGCATCGGCCATTTACAATAAGCTGATTAAGAATTATTCGATGGTCTGCAAACAGATTTTTGACCTGCTCCCGGACAACAAAGCCAGCGAAATTCCGAAAGACGGGGAAAAGCTGATGCGTTTTATCGCCAGGGGCGGCTCGAACGACGGTGGAGGTAAATGAATTGGGTAAACGAATATTTGGCAGAGATCCGGGCGGGTAAAATTGTTGCCGGAAAGAAGATCATAAAAGAATATCAGAAGCTCCAGAAAGAGACGCGGCGGAAAGCCTCGCCTTATTTTTTTGATGAAGAAAAAGGCAATCGGCCGATTGAATTCATCGAGAGTTTCTGCAAGCAGGCCGAGGGAAAACTCGGAGAGCCGATTGTTCTGATGCTCTGGCAAAAGGCTTTCCTCCAGACGCTTTTCGGCTGGGTAAACAAATCGGACGGTTCGCGCCGTTTCCGCGAGGCACTCCTCGAAGTCGGCAGGAAGAACGGAAAAACGTGTCTGTGCGCCGCGCTCTCGCTCTACATGATGATGGCGGACGGAGAAGGCGCGGCGGAATGCTATTCGGTCGCAACGAAAAGGGACCAGGCCGCGAAGTGTTTCAGCTATGCCGTCCACATGCGGCAGCAGTCTCCGGAGATCCGCGCGCTGGTGCATAAGCGCCGTTCAGACATGTATATGCCGGTGACGTTTTCGACTTTCGAGCCGCTTGCCAGCGACAGCAACAGTCTGGACGGGTTGAACAGTCATTTCGTTGTGATCGACGAACTCCATGCGATCAAGGACCGCAACCTCTACGACGTGATGAAGCAGTCCACGTCGTCCCGGAAGCAGCCAATGCTGCTGATGATTACGACGGCAGGCACGCTCCGGGGCAACATTTTCGACGACATGTACGTCTATGCGGACAAGGTCTTGAACGGCATAGACGGGTACAGAGACGATACTTTTCTCCCCATCCTCTACGAGCTGGACAACCGGGACGAATGGATGAAACCGAAAAAGTGGGTAAAGGCAAATCCGGGGCTGGGCGTCATAAAAAAGTACAAGTACCTCACCGACATGGTGGCGCGCGCGCGGGAGGATGACAAAACCCGGCCGACGGTTCTGACAAAGGATTTCAATATTCGAGATACGGTTGCGGGCTCGTGGCTGTCTTTCGATGAAATAAACAATACAGAAGTTTATTCAATGGATGATCTTCGCGGCTGCTATGCGATTGGCGGTAGTGACTTGTCGGCCACAACGGACCTTACATGCGCGACGCTTACGATTATGAAAGTCGGAAGCAATAAGAAATATGTCCTTCAGATGTATTTCATCCCGGATGGATTAATTGACAAGCGGGTAAAAGAAGATAAAATCCCATATGACATTTGGGCGAAAGAAGGCTGGGTAACGACCTGTCCCGGAAATCAGGTTGACTATTCGTATGTTACAGCATGGTTTAACAAAATGCGTGACGAATATGAAATTATACCGCTCTGGATTTATTATGACCGCGCGCTTGCTGGTTACTGGGTACAGGAAATGGAATCGAATGGCTATAACATGGTGAAATGTGCACAGGGTGCTATGACGTTTAGTCAGCCTATGCGGTCAATGGAAGCGGACCTTAAAAGCAAGCTGATAAATTACAACAATAACCCGGTGCTGAAATGGTGCCTGACAAATACGTCGGTCAAGTCCGACGACAACGGAAATATCCGTCCTGTAAAAAGCCGGAACAGACGAATGCGTGTTGATGGAACATTCAGCCTGCTTGATAGTTATGTCGGGCTGTCTGAAAAGTTGGAAGACTATAAAGCATTAATTTGACCGCCTTGAGCGGTTATTTTTATGCCATAAGGTGGCGAGAAATTGAAGAAACGAAAAACACGTCGGTCATTATATCAAATAATTTTCGGCAAAAAGAACAATCCGCCGAATGGATATTCACAACTTAAAATGCTTTCGGGCTATACGCCGGTATTCAGCCAGTTCGGTACAGACGCTTATAATTCCGATGATGTCCGTGCCGCGGTTGACGCTTTTGCCCGTAATGCCGCAAAGCTCCACCCGAAGCATATACGCAAAACGGCAACATCGGACGGCAGCAGCCCGCAGGTAACTTTTGTGGACGATGGACTTCAATATCTCTTAAGCGTCCAGCCAAACCCGTTTATGGACGCATACACGTTTTTTTATAAAATTGCTACACAGTACCTTGTCCAAAATAATGCGTTTATTTACATTCACCGTGATGCAAACGGAAACCCTGATTTATTTTGGCCGTTAAACGGTGCAACAACCGAATGGCTTGAATACCAGGGACAGGTTTACGCACGATTTTCTTTTCTCGGCGGCGAAACGGCCACAGTCCCATATACCGACCTTATCCATTTGCGCCGGTTCTTTTACAAGGATGATATGTTCGGCGAAACGAATATGAACGCTATGGAGCCGACTCTCGAGCTTATCAACACGCAGAATCAAGGCATTATCAATGCTATTAAATCCAGCGCGTTTATCCGCGGGGTTTTGAAATTTACTCAGATTTTAAAAAAGAGCGATAGGGACGAACGCAAAAAAGATTTTATGTCATCCTATTTGGATCCGTCGAATAACAATGGCGTCGGCGTCGTGGACGGAGCGTGCGACTATCAGCCGATTAACAGTGAGCCGCAGACCACAAATGCTGCACAGATGAAACTGATAAGCGATAAAATCAACAAGTATTTCGGCGTAAGCGACGCTATTATCCGTAATGACTATACGTCGGCGCAGTGGAATGCTTTTTATTCTTCAATGCTTGAACCATTTGCCATTCAAATGGCTTTGCAGTTTACATCGAAAGTGTTTACCGACCGCCAGCAGGGGTTTGGCAATGAAATTATTTTTGAAGCCAACCGCTTACAGTATGCAAGCAATGCTGAAAAAGTCCAGGTATCGACATTGCTTACAAATATCGGCGCCGCTTCGCTCGACCAGATTCTTGAAATTTTCAACATGCCGACAATCGGCGGAGAAGAAGGCAGCCGCCGCGTCCAGACGCTTAATATGGTGAAAGCCGGCACCGGTGCAGACCAGTATCAGGGGATTACAAACGATAAGGGAGGTAATTCAAATGCTTGAAAAAAGTAATAAAAAAATTCAATATCCGCATTTTGTACGGTCGTTTTCCATGCCGGATCTGAATACGGACGAAAAAGGAAAAGTCCTTGAAGGCCATGCGGCAGTGTTTGGACAGACCACAAATATTTGTGACTGCTTTAATGAAATCATTGCCCGCGGTGCATTCGACAATACCGACTTTACGGATGTCCTTTTTGATGTCAACCATGACCTTGACAGCCTGCCGCTTGCCCGCAGCAGAAATAACAATGCAAATTCAACGCTGCAATTATCGGTTGACGATCAAGGGCTTGCAATCCGGGCGCTTCTCGATATTGAGAATAACCCGGACGCAAAGGCGCTGTGGAATTCCGTACAGCGGGGCGACATTTCCGGCATGTCATTTATCTTTTCCGTCCGCTCGGATGAATGGACAGGTGAGGACACGGACATGCCGACGCGCACCATCACGGACATTGCGAAGGTTTATGAAGTATCGGCAGTTAGTATGCCGGCTTATGACGGCACTGACATAAATGCTCGTGGTCAATCAGCACTGGAGAGTGCTAAAAAGACGCTGGAGAGCGCCCGGACCCGTGCTGCACTGGAGAGTGAAGCGGAGCAGAAAGCAGACGATGAAAAACGTGCAGCAGAAAAGGCTGCAAAAAAGTATGAGGAACGCCGTAAACGGCTTATCCTCGAAACCTATTTTTAATTTTGGAGGTAATAACAATGGACCCGAGACTTAAAGAAATAGAAACCCGCAAAGCTGAAATCCGCGCAGAGCTTGAAAAAAATGACTCAAAAACCGATCTTGACGCGCTCGAAAAAGAGCTGCGTTCTCTGAATACTGAAAAGGCGCAGATTGAAAAACGCGAACAGATTATGAAAGGCCTGAATGAGGGTAAGCTTGAAGGGCGTCAGCTTCCTAACCCGCTTGTCCCAAAGTCAAAAGAACAGCGCAATTTTGAGAATATGCCGCGGGAAGATTTGCTCAAAACCGAGGAATACCGCGGCGCTTTCTTCAAGAGCTTGCTCGGAAAGACCATGACCGACAACGAAAAGCGGGCGTTTGAATCTGCAAATTCTGGCGCCGAAAAGCGGTCTTATGACAGCAGCACGACCGCAGTTATTCCGACGGCTACGTCGGATATCCTTTTCCAGAAGATGGTGAAGGTTGCGCCCCTCATCAATGAAATTACGCTGCTTCGCGTGGCAGGCAACGTTAAGTTTGCCGTGCAGGGCACTCGCGACGATGCAGCCCTCCACGCCGAAAATGCGGCAATTACCCCGGCTGGGGACACCTTGGTGTATGTCGAGCTTGGCGGCTACGATATTACAAAGGTCATCCGTATCAGTAAAACAATTCAGACGATGGCAATTTCCGCGTTTGAGGGCTGGCTCACCGACATGCTGGCAGACGACATCGCCGTCAAGATTGAGGATTTTACTATCAATGGCACCGGTTCCAGCCAGCCTAACGGAGTTGAAAAAGCTGTGACGTGGACTGTGGGCACGAACAACGTGCAGTTCACAAAGGGCGGATCTCCGACCTATGACAATATTGTCGACCTGATTTCCTATCTGCCAGCACGCTATACCGGCAACGCAAAATTTCTTTGCAACAACAAGTTCCTCTATGGAATGCTTGCAAAAATCAAGGATGATAACAAGCGCCCGATTCTTGTGCAGGATTTCTCCAACCCAATTGCGCAGCGCGTCCTCGGATTTCCAGTGCTGGTTTCCGATAAAGTGGTTGACAATACTCTGTATTTTGGTGACTTTAAGCAGATGGTCGGCAACCTCGCACAGGATGTCACCGTGGAAATGTCTACCGCTTCCGGTTTTCTAAATCGCTCGGTCGACTTCCTCGGTTCGGCACTGTATGACTGTGATGTCGCACTGACAGACGCATTCTGCAAGTTGTCTGAAGCTGCTGGAGCTTGATTTTATGCGCTGCTCCGTTCGGAGCGGTGCTCCCTTAGGGGGAATGGCTTATAACATTTCTTGATGATGTAAAAGATTACTGCTGCACGGACGATGACTTGACAAGCTATATTAATGCGGCGGAGGTCTATCTAACAAATGCGGGGGTGCCAATTAATGAAAGCGACCCGCTTTATGTGCAGGCCGTAAAAATGCTTGTATCTTGCTGGTATGACAATCGTACGGTTGACACGGCGGATAAAAATACTCCACAGCCCTATGGCTTAAACGGTATTATTTTGCAGTTACAGCTTAAGCAGGAGGAGGCCGCTGATGGATCTTAGTAAAATGAATGCCGGCCTGTTTCGTACAAAAGTGCGTATTCAAAAAAAGTTGTATCAGGCAGCGGGATTAATAAAACTACCTCATGGTATGACCTCGACGGCACGTCTGCTGAAAGCCCGCCAAAAGCATATATCCGATGTTATTGGTATCCGCTCGGCGGAGCCGAAACCTGGGCAGCACAGGCGCAGCAGGTTATGGACGCGGCAAACGTTATTATCCGGTACAATCCGGCTGTTACATCTATGTGCCACCTTGTAAAAGACGGCATAATTTATCAGATTATCGGCCCGAATGACCCTGACCAACATAAGCACTGGCTGAAATTTAAAGTAAAGGCGGCGGTAAACAGTGGGTAATCCTTACGGCAAAACGGCACTTACAGCGACGATTACGTTGCCGAATTTAGATAAATATCTTGAAAAAGTCGAAGCGGCCGGCAATAACATTGACGACGCGTGCAAAGAGGCTGTAAACGCCGCAACGCCTATTGTATATAAAACTATGAAAGAGGGCGCGGCGCGCCATAGGAAGGGTGCCGGTAAGTACGGTACTGACGCTGTTTACAATGCGATCGAAGCTAATCCCGCAAAGCAAAACGGCAACTTTATTTACGGAACCATCGGCATTGATATGGAGAAACACCCGAAAGCAAAAAGCGGCGTTTACGAGGAATATGGCGACGGACATTCCCCGGAATTTCCGGATCCTTTTGTGCGCCCGGCTTTTGACGATCACAAAAAAGAAATCAGGGCGGCTGAACGCGCTGTACTTAAAAAGAAAGGGGTGCCGGTCGATTGAGCAAATGGATGGATACCGCCGAATCAGCGCTGACTCAGTTTCAAGTAGATACTGGGATCTCCTATGATTTTGAGCGATGGCAGACAGACCCGAATCAGCCGGCCGCCTCGCAGCTTCCTGACCGCTACATTGTTTATTTTCTGGTGGACGATGAGGGCAAAACTTATGCGGACGGGCAGGAAACGAGCCACGAGCCGCGGGTGCAGGTTAGTTTTTACACCCGAAAAAAATCGGATATGCTGACTGTGCCGGATAAAATCGAACAGGCCTTTGTTGCCGCCGGTTTTACCCGTGGCCCGGTCGGCCACGTCCCCTATCAAACCGGCACCGGTCATTACGGCTGGCGGCGGGATTTCTATTTTTACGAAAGAAGGTAATTACATGAGGTCTGAGTATGGCGAACTTATCGGCCTTGATAACCTGCATTGTGCGCAGGTGTTAGCCGATAATGATGCAAGCTATCAGACGGGGCCGAATAAATATCTCGCGCCGGCGGCTGAAATGAAAAAGGAAGCTAAAGTAGAAACTACGCCGCGTTATTATGATAACAAGGCTATGTTTTCAAGCGCTAGTGAGGCGTCTACAAACATTACGCTGACAGTTTCTGGTGTGCCGTCAAAAAAGGCGGCAGAGCTTACCGGCAAGCCTTATGACGCGGCGCGCGGCATTATGATTGATACCGGCGACGTGTCAAATGCCCCGTACTATGCTTTGTCCACGCGTGCGGAACTTGGTGACGGTGGACACCGGTATTACCAGTTTTTAAAAGGCCAATTTGCTCTTGGCGCCGAGACAACAAAGACAAAAGAAGACAAAGTGACAGCTAACACGGTTGACCTAACTTATACTGGTCTCGTTACTATTCACGAATTCACAATGCCGGACGGCAAGAAAAAGGGTGCAAAAGGCGTTCAGGCAGACACGACCGATCCAGCTTTTGCGGGCGCTGATGCATGGTTTGCGCAGGTGCAGACGCCGGAAACGCTCGGTAAACCTGCCGCGCTTACAATGACATCCGACCCGGAGAATGATGCGACCGGTGTCGCGGCAGACGCAAAACCGGTGCTGACGTTCAGCAATGCGATTTCTATGGATGCAGTTTCAATTGTTACTACCGACGGTACGCTTGTGGATTTCACGCCGTCGCTTGATGCAGCAGGTAAGGTTATGACGCTGGCGCCGAAAGCCGCGCTGACAAGCGGAGCTGCATACACGGTTGTTGTCGCCGGTGTGGCTGACGTGTTCGGGCAGAGCATTGACCCGACGGCAATCAAATTCACAGTAGCATAATGGAGGCGCGAAGGATGGACATTGGGAAGGCCGCTCGCAAAGGCAAAGGAATAAGACGCGCGGCATGGCCGGAGGATTGGTGTATAAAACCAACGAATGGCGAACTTGGGTGCGTGTTTTTTAGCAAAAAAGAGTCGGCCCCGCGATGGGAGCCGACAAGAGTGGATTTAGCTGCAAACGATTGGCAGCCTATTAGGGAGTGTTAAAAAATCTGCTTATAGCTGCGCTGGTGACACCTTCCGCTATTTTCTCAATTGCGCTTAATGAAAAATCCCCAATTTTTGAACCTATTGTCTTGATTTGTTTCCAATGTCCATCATCGCGAATCTTTTCAAGGTATTGATGCCCGGAAAAAGTAAGAGAAGAAACCCAAAAATGAACTACGCTGCCGCCACTATACAACTTATGAGATGAATTTATTAGCCCCGCTTCCTCAAGACGTAACAACACATAGATGATTTCCTTTTCATCATATTTTCTTGTGTATTCATTTTTTAGAAAAGCATCTATGTTCATGGAATCTTGAATCCGGTGATTGCCTTCCGGGACTTGAGACTCAATTGCAAGTAAAATGTCTCTTATGCAGTCAGGATTTAGTTTCATTTTTTCGCCTCCCTTCGCGGTAATTCTACAACGAAAATGGCGGAAAGGCAACAAAACGGGGCCGGTTTTCCCGGCCCTTATATGCGTAATCCGGGTGCGTGAACCCGGAAAACGGAGAATTTATTATTTTGGAGGAATTATAAATGAATGCACATATCACCGGGAGCGACCTGAAAGATGCTCAGGGCAAGGCTATCACTCTGGCGGACGGAAAAACCTATCATCTTGTTTTTGATATGAACGCCATGTGCGCGATGGAAGACCGTTACGGCAGCCTGGAAAGCGCGATGGATGCTCTCACGGGAATCGGAACGGAAGGAAAGGGCCCGGATGGAAAGCCGAAGCCAAAAAAGATTATGAAGGATATCCGTTTTATGCTTTGGACTGCGCTGCAGCATGATAATGATGAGCTGACGGAACACCAGGCGGCAAAGCTGATTACTTTTGCCAACATGAACCAGGTTATGGATGCGCTCGGAGAGGCTATGCAGGCGTCGGTTCCGGAGGCAGACGAAAAAAACGTGAAAAACCCACAGGAGACGTAACTCTCCCGTGGGCATCTTATTATACTATCACAATTGCGATATTTCACTGGCCGGAAGAACGCTTCTGGCGGTCTACCATGCGGACGATCGATACGCTGTGGAATGAATATCTCAGACTGACCGGGCAGGGCGGCGAGCCGGAAGATGATGATATTATCTATCGCAATGGAAAACCGTATCGGAAAGTTGACCCGGCAAAGGCAAAGTGGCTGAGGAATTAAAAGGGCTTGAAATTTCCAATTTAGGAGAGTATAATTGTAATAAAAGATTAATACCTTATAAAGGAGAGGAAAATATGAGTGAAGAGCAGAAAAATCCAGTCGAAAAAAAGAAAAGAAAAAAATGGCCGTGGATTATTGTCGTTGTGATAATCCTTGTCATTATTATTGCTGCTCAGTCTTGTGGCGGGGAACAGCCAACTGCGATTTCATCAAATGGAAGTGCTGAACCAAAATCTAGTGCAGAGCAGTCTAACAATAGCAAAGCGGGAAAAACGACGTTTAAAATTGGTGAAACAGTAAAATACAATAACGTAGAACTTACTGTGACAAATTTCAAAACAACGAAAGGCGGAGAATATGATTCTCCAAAATCCGGGAATGAATATGCCATAGTTACAGTAAAATATAAAAATGCGGGGAAGGAAAATATATCATACAACCCGTATGATTTTAAAATTAGAAATAGCAAAGGGCAAATAACAGACAATACTTATGTTTCGTCAATTGAAAAAGACAAACTTGATAGTGGAGATTTGGCTCCAAACGGAGAAATTGAGGGAACTATTGCTTTTGAGGTACCTAAAGGGGATAAAGGGCTTGTGCTTCAGTATACCGGAAATATATTTAATAGTGAATCTGAAATTGATTTTAAATTAGCTTAAGGTTTAATTTTATCTAGCAAGGTCATAAAGGCATCCTCTTCGGAGGGTGCTTTTCTTATGCTCATTATTAGGAGGTGAGGATATGGCCGACGAAGCAATAAAAACTCTTGCGGTTAAAATTGCATTGGAGGACGGCAGTTTTCGTGATGGGATGAACTCTCTGAAACGCCAGATGCAGGAAGCGGATTCCGGCTTCAAAGCGTCTGTTTCCGGAATTAAGAATTGGGGAAATACCTTTGACGGCCTCAAAAGCAACGCGTCGGCTCTTGGCGAAAAAATCAGCCTCCAAAAGCAGATCGTAGGCCAATATGAGGCCGCGCTTAATAAGTCAAAAACTGCCTTGGAGCAGAATTCCCAGAAAATGATGGATAACAAATCCAAACTGGATTCTGCGAAGCAGGCATACGAAGAAAGTGCCTCCAGCATCGGAAAAAATGCGGATGAAACAAAAAAGCTGAAAAAAGAAATGGACGATGCACAGGCTGATTACGATAAAAGTGAAAAGCTTGTCCGCAACAACAATAAGGCGGTTGAGGGCTATTCTATTCAGCTTAACGATGCCAAAGGCAAGCTCAAAGAAATGGAGACTTCCCTTGACGAAACAAATTCTAAACTAAAAAGCCATTCTGTACAATGGGAAAGTCTCTCGAGAAAACTTTCTGGAATTGGCAATGCATTTGATAAAGCAGGTAAAAGGCTGGGGGAGGTAGGAAAATCCCTTACCCTAAAAGTCTCCGTTCCCCTTGCTGCTGTAGGTACCGGCGCAGTAAAAGCCGCTATGAATTTTGACAATTCGGCGTCGAAAGTCCAAACAATTGCCGATACGTCAAAGGTATCAATCAATAAATTAAAATCAGAAATACTTAGTTTATCGAACAAAACCGGAGAAAGCGCAGCGAGTTTGAACGATGCTCTTTATCAGACGATATCAGCAGGCGTTAAAACAGGCGATTCCATGCAGTTCTTGGGGACGGCTACAAAATTAGCTAAAGCCGGATTTACAGATACTACGACGGCCATTGATGCACTGACAACTACGATTAATGCTTATGGATTGAAAGCGTCTGACGCAAAAACTATTTCTGATCAGCTAATTGAAACGCAGAATTTAGGCAAAACGACCGTTGCAGAACTCGGCGGCGCTATTGGCAATGTAATCCCAATAGCGGCAACAATGAGCGTTAAAACAAAGGATCTGTTTGCCTCCCTCGCAGAACTTACTAAAAATGGCGTTAAAACAGATGAGGCTGTCACAGGGATGAAAGGTGCTTTGTCTGCCGTTTTGAAGCCAACAAAAGAAGCATCAAAAACAGCGCAACAATTAGGAATTGACTTTTCCGAAGCGCACTTAAAAAATGTTGGCTGGCCTGCTTTCTTACAGGAAGTCAAGGATAAGACCCATGGGAATTCATCTGAAATGGCATCCCTGTTTGGCAATGTTCGTGCTTTGAATGCCGTTACTATTCTTGCGGGGAAAGGGAATAAGGACTTTACGCAGATTTTAGGTAAAATGGGAGATACCGCAGGTACAACCGATTCCGCATTTGAAAAAATGGAAAACAACAGTGCGGCAAAATGGGAAAAGTCTCTCAACAAGATGAAAAATGCCGGCATTAAACTTGGCGAATCCCTTGCGCCGGTTGTAACTAAAATTTCAGACGCTATCGCAAAAATCGCAGACAAATTTAATGCATTGACTCCAGCTCAGCAGAGCATGATTTTGAAGCTTGGAGCTATCGCGATAGCCATGGGGCCGGTAATAACTGCAATTAGCAAATTGTCAACCGGGATTGGTGGAATATTTGACGCCCTTGATAGATTTTCAGGAGCAATGAAAGAAAAACAAGGTATCGCCGTTGCTTTTACAAAAATGCTGACGCCTGCTGGCGCTGTCATTCTTGTGCTTACAGCGATTGCCGCCCTTGCTTTTGTCATTATCAAAAACTGGGGGCCGATCAGCAGCTTTTTCAAAAAGTTATGGGCAGGGATAAAATCTGGTGCAACGACTGCCCTTAATACGGTCAAGAGTGTGTTTACCGGCGCCCTGAATGGGATTAAATCTGTCTGGGGCGGCATTACCGGCTTTTTCTCCAGTATCTGGACATCAATCCAGTCGGCAGCGACAACGGCATGGAATGCTATTAGTTCCGCCGTTATGGCGATCGTTACACCGTTTGTGGCTGCAATACAAGGTCCGTTCAATACTTTAAAAGCCGGGCTGTCAAACATTATGAGTGGGATTCAGTCAATCTTCACCGGCGTTTGGACTGTAATAAAAAATGTTGTCTTGGGCATTGTCCTGATTTTCATTGACCTGATTACCGGTGACTTTACAAAATTGCATAGTGACCTTACAGGCATACTTAATAATATCAAAAATGCTTTTAGCACCATTTGGAACGGAATAAAGTCTGTAGTAGTCGGTATCGCACAAGCACTTGTAGGTGCGCTTGGAATGATTTTCAAAGGCGGCGCCACTGTTCTTCAGTCAATCGGCAACGGTTTGAAAACATTTTTTACAGGCTTATGGAATGGAATCAAAAGTACAGCTGTTAATATGTTTAATAGCTTGCTGAGCTTTTTCTCTACGCTTCCATCGAAATTTTCCGGATTTATGCAGGGCGTCAGCAATGCAATTATCCACGGCTTTGACAGCGCAATCAAATTTATTAAGAGCTTACCTTCGCAGATGCTCCAGTGGGGCAAAGATATGATTCAGGGCTTAGTTGACGGCATTAAGAGTATGGCCGACAGTGTCAAAGATGCCGTCAGCGGTATAGGCAATACAATCCGCAGGCACCTGCACTTTTCCGCGCCTGATGAAGGCCCGCTGGCGGATTATGAAACATGGATGCCGGACATGATGGAGGGCCTTGCGAATGGTATCAACAAAAATAAATATAAAGTACTTGATGCCATGCGGAGTCTTGCGTCGGATATGAGTATAAACCCGCAAATGCGGATGGCTTATGCCGGGGGATATTCAGCAGCGTCGGGGACCGCTGAATCGGAGGCAGAAAAGCTCTCATTTGTCCAGAACAATTACAGCCCGAAAGCGCTTGGAAATGCTGAAACGGCACGACAAACGCGCAACCTTTTGAGGCAGGCCCGCTTGCAGAGCAGGAAGTGATATTGTGAAAATCGT